TTGTTGACTTCCCATGTGACCCAGAGCCACACACCTCGCCACTTGAGGCGATGTCAGTATTCGATCTGACGCACGACATTCAGGAAATCAAGTCCGAAATATTGCGAAATACCTTGGATTCGCTGGCGCAGTCAATCCATCCACGCACAGCAGTGGTGGAAGGACAGGTCAACATTGACGATGTGCTGAACAACGAGACAGGCGCAATCATTCGGATGAGAGCGCCAGGCATGGTGCAACCGTTCTCCAGCCCATTCGTTGGACAGGCCGCATTCCCCATGTTGGACTACATGGACGCAATGCGCGAAGACCGTACCGGCATGAGCAAAGCCGCCATGGGACTTGATCCTGACGCATTGCAATCAACCACCAAGGCTGCTGTGGCGGCCACCGTTAGCGCCAGCCAAGGCCGAATTGAGTTGCAAGCACGCATCTTGGCCGAGGGCATGAAAAAGCTCTTCAAGGGCATTTTGTACCTGATCACCACCCACCAAGACAAGCCGCGCATGGTGCGCCTGCGTAATGAGTGGGTGCAGATTGACCCGCGAGTCTGGAATAACTCCATGGATGTGTCCATCAACATTGGCTTGGGCAATGGCGACACCAATGAGCGCATTCAGGCGCTGACCATGATTGCCGGCAAACAAGAGCAGATCATGCAGCAGTTTGGCTTGGGCAATCCGGTGGTGACACCAGCCATGTACATCCGCACAATTCAGAAGATCATTGAGTTGTCAGGCTTCAAAGACGCATCAAGCTATTTCCAAGCACTGCCTGCTGATTTCCAGATGCCGCAAGAACAAGCACCGAAACCGACACCGGAAGAAGTGCTGGCGCAGGTGCAGGCTCAGTCGATCCAAGCAGACATCCAGAAGAAGGCTGCCGAGCTTGAATTGAAGCGTGAGCAGATGATCCGCGATGACGATTATCGAAGAGATCAACTGGCGCAAGACTTAATGCTCAAGAAGTACGAATTAGAGTTAAAGTACCAGACACAAATTGGGACGGCAGAGATCGTGGCCATGCAGAACATTGACCGAGAGGCGATGAAGCAAGAGGCGGCGATTGTGCAGCAGGCTGTGCAGACGGCGGCCAGCGTCCCGCCACCACCTATTAACTTCAATGGAATGGCGCAATGAACGAAGAACAGGTAAGAAAAGGCCGCAAGTCCGAGCAGTTTATGCAGGACGAGGTATTTGCAGCGGCCATGGAGAAGATGCGCGGAGACTTGCTGTGGGAGTTTGAGAGCAGCAAGCCGGAAGAGGCTGCCAAGCGTGAAATCTGTTGGGCGCAGTTGCGTGCCATCGAGAACTTCAAAAACGAACTCACCAAAATGATTGACAACGGCAAGGTGGCACAGCGTGCCATCGAACGCGCATAGAAAAATCTTGTTTAATTAAGGAAATAGACCAATGCAAACAGTAGCACCAACGCCAGCGGCGAGTGTTGTACAAGGTCCGATGAATATGGCTGAAGCAGCCAATGCACTTGCTGGGATGCTCCCCGATGAGGGACAAGAGGAGAGCAGCGAGGCGCAGTTGCCCGATGAGGGCGCGGCGGTAGATGAGGAGTTGCTAACCGATGCAGACGCGGATGGTGACGAAACTGATACCGAACAATCCGAAGAAGATGAGAATTCTGAGGAGGAAGAACAGCCACAAGTCTTCACCGTCAAGGTTGACGGTAAAGAAGTCGAGGTGACGCTGGAGGAACTCCAAAAGGGATATTCAAGGACTCAGGATTACACACGCAAAACGCAGCAAATTGCGGAGGTCAGGAAACAGACCGAGGCAGAGTTGCAGGCGGTGCGTGCCGAGCGCGAGCAGTACGCTCAATTGTTGGGTGCTCTAGAGGCACAGGTTCAGCAGGCAGCGCAGCCGAACATTGATTGGGATCGTCTTTATCAGGAAGACCCCATCGAGTGGGTAAGGCAGCGCGAGTTGATGCGTGAAAACCAAGAGAAGAACGCGGCGATCCAATCGGAAAAGCAGCGACTCTCTGAGTTGTCACAGCAAGAGCAGATGCAACAGCATCAGATGTTGTTGCAGCAGGAACAAGAGGCTTTGATGGCCGCCATACCTGAGTGGAAAGACTCAAAGAAGGCGGCTGCTGAGAAGGCAATGCTTGTTCAATTCGGCCAGAAGGCTGGGTTCTCACCTGATGAACTGAAGAATGTTGTGGATCACAGGGCGGTTGTGTTGCTGCGAAAAGCGGCACTGTACGACCAGATGATGTCCAAGCGTGGACAGATCAAGCCAGTGACGAACAATGGGCCAAGACCTGCCAAGCCTGGTGCAGCAGGGAGAGTCTCCAACAATACAGAAGCGATGCGAGCACAACAGCGTCTTGCAAAAACTGGCCGTGTCGATGACGCGGCTGATGCCATCTACAAACTCTTGAAATAAGGAAACCATCATGTCTATCGTAAGCAATACATTCACCACATACTCTGCCAAGGGTATTCGGGAAGATTTGAGCAATGTGATCACAAACATTTCTCCCGAAGAAACCCCCTACCAGTCCAACATTGGCCGCGAAACCATCTCCAACACTTTGTTTGAGTGGCAGACCGATGCCTTGGCTGATGCTGCCGCCAACGCTCAGTTGGAAGGTGATGATGTCGCATCGTTCGACTCAGTGACCGCCACTGTTCGTTTGACCAACTATGCACAGATCGCTCGCAAGACCATCATCTTGTCGAACACTGAAGAAGTGGTCAACAAAGCTGGCCGCCGTTCTGAGTTGGCCTATCAGATCGCCAAGCGCGGTGCTGAGTTGAAGCGTGACCAAGAATTCACATTCTTGAATGGGGCTGTTGCTGTTGCTGGTAACACCACCACAGCTCGCGCTACTGCTTCTTTGGGCGCGTTTGTCAAGACCAACACAGACAAGCAAACCAACGGCGTTGACCCCAGCTACACCACTCTGCCAAACAGTGCTCGCACTGACGGCAATGTGCGCACCTTTACTGAAACCATTCTGAAGAATGTGATTCAAAAGGTGTGGTCTGCTGGCGGCACACCGAAGATTTTGATGTGCGGCCCAGTCAACAAGCAGCGCGTGTCTGGTTTCTCTGGCATTGCGTCCAGCCGTTTCAACATCAACGGTGGCGAAAAGCCTGCCGTGTTGATCGGTGCAGTTGACATCTATGTGTCTGACTTTGGTAATGTTGCCGTCATCGCCAACCGCTTCCAGCGCGAGCGCGATGCATGGGTGATTGATCCTGAGTACGCAAAGATGACCGTTCTGCGTCCATATCAACAAGTTGAGTTGGCCAAGACTGGTGACGCTGAGAAGCGTATGTTGTTGATCGAATTCGGCCACAAGGTGTTGGCTGAAAACGCTCACGGTCTGGCAGCAGACTTGATCACTTCTTAATCAACTGAGAGGAATGGGGGGAGGAGAAATCTTCCCCCTACTTACATGGAAAAACGATTTTTTGATGCAAACCCCGAAAAAGGGATCACACGCACTTGGCACTACAACGATTTGACTGATGAGGCAACGATTCAGACAACTCAGGATTTGACTGCTGTCATCGAGGCCAACAAGCGTGACTTTGCCACCATCGACAACAAAGCAAACTGGAAGGGTGAATGGCATCATGTGGCCAGCATTCCTGAGACGGTTTACTTTCAGTTGAAGTCTGAGGGCAAGTTGGACGATCCTGTTTACATGAAAAAATGGTTAAACGATCCTGACAACAGATTCTTCAGAGTGAGGCCAGGTCAGGTATGAAATACATTGCAGTCTGCACGCCAGCGCGTGACATGGTCCACACCAACTACACCTATTGCATGGTCAACATGGTGGCGTACCACACGCTCAACACCACTGACGCTGTGAGTCTCAAGATTTTGCAAGGCACTCTGATTCAAAACCAGCGTGCCGATTTGTGTTTGGACGCGATGCGTGAGGGTTGCAGCCACATCCTTTTCATTGACTCCGACATGACTTTCCCGCAGGACATGATTGGCCGATTGCTGGCGCATGATGTGGACATCGTGGCGGCCAACTGCGCCAGACGCAGAATGCCGACAGGTCCAACCGCACAGAATTACGATGAGAACGGCAAGCGCCAGCCTGTCTACACCATGCCTGAATCCACTGGTTTGGAAGAAATCGGCTCGGTTGGCACTGGAGTCATGCTAATCAAGCGCGAAGTGTTTCAGGGAATGTCTGAGCCGTGGTTTGATATGCCGTGGCAGTACGACAACCGTGGCTACATGGGCGAGGATGTGTTCTTCTGCAAGAAGGCTCAGGAGCTGGGCTTCAAGGTGTATATTGACCATGATGTCTCGAAAGAGATTGGCCACATTGGCACATTTGAATTCAGGCATGAACACACTTGGGTGATGAAAGAACAGCTCGAAAAAGAGGCAGTCTAAATGGCATTGACCACCTACACAGAATTAAAGTCATCGCTGGCCGATTGGCTTAATCGGTCTGATCTGACCTCAGTGATTCCTGACTTCATCAGTCTGGCCGAGGCACAGATTGAGAGACAGTTGCGCACACGACAGATGATTGTGCGTGCGACTGCCACCATTGACACAGAGTATGGCGCTGTGCCTGGTGACTTTTTAGAAACCAAGTCGCTCAAACTCAACACAAATCCAGTGACATCGCTGACATTCCAGACCATTGATGCCATGGATTCGCTCTCCAACACTACCTACTTGTCCAGCGGCAAACCGTTGTACTTCACTATTGTTGGAGGACAGATCAGGGTGCTTCCCATACCTGATGGCTCATATACCGCAGAGTTGGTCTATTACGCCAAATTGACAAAGTTGTCAGCAAGTGTTGCAACCAACTGGCTGCTGACACAAGCGCCTGATGTGTATTTGTATGGTGCATTGTTGCAGGCTGCTCCTTACCTACAAGACGATGCGAGAATCTCAGTGTGGTCATCGCTGTATTTGGCTGGCTTAGACCAGTTGCAAGTCGCTGATGACCGTGGCTCAACCTCTGGTGGGTCTTTGCAAGCGCGTGCCAGGTCTTTTGGATAAGGGAAAGAGATGTCATCATTTACCGACTACACAGAGAATTTGGTGCTGAATTATTTGTTCACCGCCAATTCTGTAACACGCCCAACAGCTTGGTATATTGGATTGTTCACTGCCGCGCCATCTGACGCTGGTGGCGGCACTGAGGTGTCAGGCAATGGCTATGCGCGTGTGGCTACAGGCACACTGTCTGTCTCTGGCACTTCACCAACAAACTGCACTAATGATGCTGCCATCGAGTTTGCGGCGGCCTCTGGTGGCAATTGGGGAACGATCACACACATTGCCATCATGACGGCCATCACATCAGGAACAATGCTTGGATGGGCTGCATTGACCACCAGCCGCACCATCAATGATGGTGACATCTTGCGTATCCCTGCTGGCGACTTAGACATCACACTGACTTAAGAGGTTTTACTATGGCCTTGGTGCTTAAAGATAGGGTCAAAGAAACCTCAACAACAACAGGTACAGGTACATTCACCCTGCTGGGTGCATCTACTGGCTTCCAATCGTTTTCATCAATTGGAGATGGCAACACAACCTATTACACAATCGCCTTGCAAGGCGGCTCTGAGTGGGAGGTTGGTATTGGCACATACACATTGTCAGGCACAACGCTGGCCAGAACAACCGTACTGGCATCAAGCAATTCTGGCTCTGCTGTCAATTTTTCTGCGGGGACAAAAGATGTGTTTGTCACTTATCCCGCAGGCCGATCTGTGGTTGGTGGAGAGGGTTATACCGAAAACGATATTGAAATCAATGTCAGCTCAACCATCAACACAGGCAGAAACGCCATGAGTGCAGGACCAGTATCTGTGGCTTCAGGTATTACGGTTACCGTTCCAACTGGTTCTGTTTGGACTGTGGTGTAAAGGAAAGAAATGTCACAAGTAGCAATCTCAGGAAATGCAAGTGGTACAGGAACTCTGACCATTGCCGCACCTAATACAAACAGCAATTACACGCTGACTTTGCCGACAAACACAGGCACTATTCTTACTAACAAAACGGCAGGGACTGTGTTGCAAGTTGTACAAGCAACTACCTCAACAGAAACAACGACTAGCAACTCTATTGCCTCTTATGTAGATACAACACTTACGGCTTCAATTACACCGACTTCTGCATCGAGTAAGGTTCTTGTTTTTGTAAACCACGGAACAATTCTGAAGTCTTCTGGCAGTGCAAATAACCGTGTATTTTTAAGATTATTGCGTGATGCTACTGTCATTTCTTTATTTGGTCATGGTCTAAACTATACTGCTACGGCACTTGAAGTTCGTTCTAGCGCAAGTTTTGCGTACCTAGATTCTCCAGCAACCACATCGTCCACAACATATAAAACTCAATTTGCAAATGGTGACGCTGGCGCAAATGTACAAGTGCAGACTAACAGTTCTATGTCTTCAATTATTTTGATGGAAATTGCGGCATGAATAAATTTCAGGCACTTAAAAAACTATACCCGCAAGTTACTACACTTTGTGGTGGTAATGCTTTTGATGAAAATAACAATCCTGTTGTTTATGATGAAACTGTAGTTCAAGCCTACATTGATGCAACCGCATATATTGAAAAACGAGCATCAGAATACCCCCCAATCACAGACTACCTTGATGGTGTAGTCAAAGGCGATCAAGCTCAGATTGACAAATACATTGCTGATTGCTTGGCAGTCAAAGCTAAATATCCCAAGGTGACTACATGACCATAGCAATATCAGGAACAACTGGCATCACCCTTGATGGGCAGTTTAATTCTGCGTCATCAATGGGCTTCAAGAACCGCATCATCAATGGCGGGATGGTGATTGACCAGAGGAATGCGGGGGCGAGTGTTACTCCTTCAGCAAATAGCTATACGCTTGATAGATGGCAAATGACATTTGGCGGCTCCGCAACAAGCAAAATGAGTTTTCAGCAAAGTAGTACAGCACCAACAGGGTTTATAAATTCTATTCTTGCAACTGTCGTATCTGCATATTCAGTTACTGGCTCTGATTCTATAAACATTCAACAAAGAGTTGAAGGTTTAACTATCGCAGATTTGGCGTGGGGTACAGCTTCAGCGGCAACAGTTACTTTGTCTTTTTGGGTGCGCTCAAGTCTTACTGGGACATTTGGCGGGTCATTAAAAAACAATGCCGCAGATAGGTCTTATCCATTTAGCTACACAATATCTTCTGCAAATACATGGGAACAAAAATCAATAACTATTGCTGGGGACACAACTGGGACATGGCTAACAACCAATGGCGTTGGGATATTTCTTAATTGTTCTCTTGCAAATGGTGGGACAACCGCCGGAACTGCTGGCGCATGGGCATCAGTAAACTACAACTCAGTAACAGGCGCAACATCA